TGCCTCTTCTATTGTCATGTTGTTGCTCTACTTCCTAATGTTATTACTTGACGACCACCACCATTACCAAATGAAGTATCAACTTTATTTATATAATAGCTTTGTCCGTCGCGCTCCTTGTATTTCTTATCATAAAGGGTTACTATGTCTCCATGATTGCATTTAGGCTCTAAGAACGTAGTAAATGAACCATAATAACCTTCATATATCATTAAAGGAAACCTTCGGGTTAATTCTGCATCTAATAATATCTTTGCCTCTGCCTGTGTTTTATTGTGATAATAAACATTGTGAGTAAATTGATTTCCTGCTGGGTCTGCATCTGTAATTGTAAACTCACTATTTTTGTACCTTGCATATCGAGTAACTTTTGTATTATCATCTAATGTGGCAACTCCTTTTAACGTATAAACAACATCATCTATCCTTCTATATTCTAAACTATTATCTATTATGTTAAATTGAAAGCCGAAATCATGATTAACTGATGTTGCAGAATTGAGTAATCCTATAACTAGTTTTCCATCTCTAATATAAGATATTAAAGAAAGCTGCGACTTGATTTCTTCTAATACCTGAACAATATTAACAACTGAATTATTATCTATTATAAATGCACCTATCGAAGTTGTTTTTTCTATTCCTACATATTCAACCTCAATATCAACATCGGCTAATACATATCCCATTAATTCGCTTAACGTAACATTTTCCCAACTTTTGGATGCTATATTTTTCTGCTTTAATAACCACATCAAATCTTCACATTCAATAATTACTGGATTATTTGGCTTTATTGCTGAAATATAACCATCAAAAACAGTAGTTAAGTTAGTGTCGTAACCAGCTTTAACAGTAACGATATTGCCTCTTTGAAATACGTTGTCTGCTCCTATTATTGTTTTTTTATTTTTAATATATAAAGATGTTGGAAGTGTTATAACACATTTATCAGTAAATTCTCCCCAGCTGCTCTCAATTGAACATTCTACGGAATAATCCATTATATAATTATCTATCGTTATTTCACTTCTCAGTAGCTTCATTCTATTTCTTCTAAATTAATGTATTCATCGCTAATTGCTGTTATTGTAAATGGTTGTTGGTTTCTCATTCCTTCCAGCTGTGGTACATCATAACTTGTAATTACAAGCTCAGATATTCCAAACAGATTTATAAAGTTTGAATATATTTTTATGGCTTGTGGCACTTTCATTATATTAACAAATTTCTGCACCTCCTCCTCCGGATAAATATTATCATTTATCCAAATCAATCCATTTATGCTAATTTGATAGTCACCATCTGAAATAAACTCTTTAACTGTTCCGTTTCTGCCTTGTATAGCTGTTGATACTATGTTTTTCGATTGAGATATGGTTATAATAGCCAAATCAATAGTTAAAGGCTTAAATTCTTTCTCTATGCCATCTAAATCTAAATATGTATTTGCACCTTCTATATTTCCAAATACCAAACTATCGTATATTGGTGTGTTTAATAATGATTTTTTTTCTTCATCATCTTCACTAAATGGCTTTATATTGCCAAATAATACAGCTTTCCCAAGTACAGACAAACTGTCAGTAGCAGTAAAATTAAAAGCTCTTACTGGATTTAAAGCTGTTTTTGGGTCTATTCGTGTGAACTTAATTGATGCCATTGTTATTGATTTAACACTATTTGTGTGTCATTTAAAGCCCCTAAAAGCTCGTTTAATACTATTTGTTTTGCCTGTCCTGCTCCTTCTTTTATTGTCTGTGACATGATTGTCATATTTTCCCCTATACTACCTATATTTATATTAAATACTCTAGGTGCTGCTGATGTTATTTTTGTTTCTTTTGTTGCTCCAGCTCCTGCACTAGCTTCTGAACCAACACCACCAACACCTGTTGTGCCAACAATCCCGACTTGTGCCTGTACTTTTTTTGCTCCGTCTGTCACACCTTTAGAAACTCCTTTACCTATCTTAGAACCTATGTCCTTAAACTTAGATATTAATTTTGATACTCCGGGTATTTTACTCAATAACCTGAAAAATGATTGTATCTTTTCTGTTATCCAATCTAAAATGCTTCCAATAACTGCCTTTATATTTTCAAAAGGTGCTTTTAAATATACCCAAATTGCATTTCCTACTCTTTTAAATATTTCTATTAGTGCTATAAACTGTCCTGCAAAATATTTAAAAATATACATTCCAACTTTTTTCAATATATTAAAAAATATACCTAATAAATTTCCTATTACAGTTAAAATATTTCTGAATGTTTCTGATTTCTGATACAGTGTAATCATCGCACCTGCTAATAATGCTACTCCTGTTATTATTAAAAATATAGGATTTGCATTCATTACTAAGTTCAATAGTATAAATGCTGCTGTTAATGCTGCTAAAATTGGAAGCGCATTTACAACTACCTGAAATAATATTTTAAATGTCGATGCGTTTCTTTCTATAAATCCTATAAATGATTTTATCCCATTTGTCAACTTCATTACAACAGGTATCAACTGAGCACCCATCTTCTCTTTTAAATCTCCTATTATATTTCCTAATTGTTTTAATCCTCCTGTGCCTGCTGCTGCTGCTGCTGCTGCTGACCCTCCGTATTGTTTTTCTAATTCTGTTAATATTAATGCTTGGGCTTCGGCTTGTCGTCCTGTTTTCCATAATGCATTAACCATTGTTTTTTGTTCTTTGGTAAACTGAATACCACTCCTAGATAATGCACTTAAATTAGCAACAGGGTCATTCAATGCTTTGCCTAATTGCAAAGATGTACTTCTTAAACTCTCTGCACTTGCCTCTGTGCCATATAATCTACTTGTTACATCTAGTATTGATTGTTGCGTTCTATCAAACTCATTGCCCGCTATATTTGTGAATGTTAGAAGCTGTGCTGTTGCACCTTGTAAAATTTCTTCATCTCCAAATAATGATTCCTTTTGTAGTTTTGCTGCCTGAGCCCTTAATTGTTCTAAGGTCCTCCCTGCTACATTGCCAGTTGATAGTAAACCTTGTCTTACCTGTGCTATTGCCTGTTCTTGCTTGTTAAATGCTTCAAGTAAGTTTTTAGCACCCATAACAACAGCAGCACCTACAAATAAACCATTCATAGTTGCATTCATAGACGTCATGGACGCCTTGAATTTCTGCATTCTAGTCTGTATAGAGGTTAATTTTCCTGAGAATCTATCTCTTAGTGATATTATATATTCTACATTTTGAGCCATTTTAAGACAGTTTTAAAGGTATTTGAGCCATTGTTAACACTCCAATATTTGAAAGATACTCTATCTCATTCCAGTATAAAGCAAATTCATCAATACTTGTAGCTTCTTTATGTAAGTAAAATCTGATAAGAGCTGCTTTCTGACCGTAGCCCACAACCTTATCAGATAGTTTATATTCACTTACTTTTTTTTTAACTCGCCCTCGTACACTTCAACTAATTCAGCAGCCTTCATACATAAAGAAATATATAACTTAACATCTTTTTGTATATCTGATAACTTTACTTCTCCTGCCTTATAACATCCATCAAATATGATTTTTCCTGCTTCTACTATATTTATTTCGCCTGTTGATTTTAACATTTTCTGCAATGCCAATGACATAACGCTAAATGTTGGGTCAACTAACTCATAATCTATCTTGTTAATTGTTATTTTCATTATGATAAGTTTTTCGTTATGTGACTTGCTATTCCTGTGCAACTTACTTTGATATCTGTTGTATCTGTATCACTTGATAATGAATCCTCAGTAAACATAAAATTCTTAATTACTAAAGAATACACATTGCTTGAGTTCATTATTGTTACAGGAATGTCAAATGGTGGAATATCTTTAATATCGAAGTTTGGACTTGCCAACTCCAGAGCCTGAATCTCATTTAATGCTAATTCAAATGATACTTCGGCTTGATTTTTCTTTCCTATGCCATAACTTACAGCTAGTTGTCCTGTTCCATGATTGAAACTTTTATCCTGTGTTTGCGATACTGACAAGTTGCTTAATGATGTTAAAGGAACTCCATTAACCTGAAAAACTATCTCAGCATGACTATATTGTCTTCCGTTTACTAATGCTATTGCCATTTTTTAGATTATTTGGGTTGTAAAACCACTGTTTATAATTATATTTCGTGCTACTCCTACTGGGATATTTACAATTGTAATTATTAACGTTCCAGTTGTTATAACATCTTGCGTTGGATCTATTGATACGCTGTATTGTGATATTTCTCCAGCAGCTTGCATAACATCTAATTGAGTCTCGCAAAGCGTTCTGAATAAATCAATAGTATCATCGGTTAATGTACCATCAGCATTAACATACAAAGGACTGTTTAATTTTCCTATAACAGCAGTATAAACAAGTCTTTCGGCTTTGTCTAATGTTCTGTTATTCTCCATTGTTGCAAAATCAGAAGTATTAGCTATTGCAGTATAACTGTCATTATAATATGACCCAACTTTACCTTGAAATT